CTTCTTCTTTACCTTGGATCCACTCTGGAGTAGCATGAGACATACGCTTCTCTCCACTAGGAACATATTTATTTTGAACATACATTGGCATTACATTCTCAGGTACCCATTTGGATACCTTCTTGCCATCATCAGTAGTCTTAACTACTTCAAATTCTTTAATAGGAAAACCGGTTAAGTCACCAATCTCCTCAATCTGAGCAAGATTAATCTTAACAACATTAAGACCTAGGTCTTTACCTATCTCAAGGATGGTACTTGTCTTACCAATACCAGCCTCACCCTCTACAGCAATTGCTACTGGTATTTTACCATTAGCCTGTAGATATCTATTGTTACTTACAATATGATTTACAAATGTCTTTAACTCGTCAGTGTTAAGATTTACTTGGGTTGATTGTACTTTACTCATTTTACTTAGTTTAATTTAATTTTAGGTCCGGGAAGTTCTTCATTCATCTGAGATCTAGAAGAGATTACCCACAACATTTTACCTCTTGGTTTTACACTACAGCGGCATTCGCCATCTGTTAAATAAATCATGCAGCTATAATGACCAACGTGCTCATTATAATACTCAATTACTGGATCAAACTCGGTACCACCGCGTCCAAATATTTCTACAGTGTCTCCAGCCTTGTAAGGCTTGATACTATTAATCTTAGTGTCACATTGTAACACCGTGATATCAGTACCTGTTTTATACATATGATCAATCTCGTGGAAGAATTCTCTAAGTTCATCATCACATACAGAACCACTGGTATCTATAGCAACTAGGATGTGTCTCTTAGGTTTTATCTTAAGACCGGCCATCTCCTCAAAGCGCTTGTTGAATTTTCTTCTAAGCTTCTTTGTGAATACATTCTGAGAACCGCCAGCAAATCTTCTAAGATAACCTTTCCAGTCAAACTTAGGTGGCTCACTGCTGTTTATCTTATCTAACAAACCTTGCATCTCTCCAGGTAAAGTACCGCGAGACTTAACTTGCTCTGCTACTTCTTTAAGAGTATGCTCTAGTTGTTTTTCTATAAGTTTCTTCTCTGCCTCAGGTAAATCTTCAAAGTCTTTCCATGTGCTATGATCAGGAACAGGATCACCATCTTCATCGTGATCTTGCCCATTAGCTATAGCATCTAGAATCTTTTGTAGTTTACTCTTGCCACCACCACCATTCTGCTGTTCTTTGTCCTTAGCTTTAGATAGGATTTCATAATACTCTCTACAACCTGCTTTAGGCGGTAAGTTATATTCTTTAAATGCATCACCATCTATAGTACAACCACCTTCTGGAAGATACTGCTTATCAATATACTGATTGATCTCCAAGTCCATAGCTATATTAGCTAGTCTCTTGTCTGCAAAGTTATCATGCATAGTAAGATGGAAGAATGCTATATGCAATAGCTCGTGCTTCAAGAGACCTATACGGTGCTCATGACTTAAGCTATTCCAGAATTCCTCATTAATACTAAGCTGATAATTAATATTGTTCTTACTCACACCTGCGGTAGGAACTCTCTTTTCCCAAAGCTTGTTTAGTCCAATGAGAAAGAGCCCGTAAAAAGGCTCCTTCAACATTAGTTCTTTACTTGCTTTAGCTAGACTCTCATGTTTATCCATGTCTCTTAGTTATACTAATTTTATACTTGTCCATAAAGGTGAAGCCTGCATCCTTAAGCTGCGTCTCTATCTCATTAGAGAAACGAGCTATAGCAAAGCTTTCTTGCAAAGGATCATCTTTCTTTTTCTGAGCAATATGTATGATAGTTGCCCAATCTACATTCTTAAAGTTACCGTCTTTAATAACAGCGTGCTTGTTTACAACAGCACTTATCTGATCAGTGAACAAGATACTTCTTTGCTCACTACTAATTTCTTTATACAGCATTAAGACATAGACTATGTTAGTGTCTATATCCATGTTCTCTAAGATGCTTTGTACAACATTAAGGTTACTCTTATCTGAAGAGTTAACCATGTTAAGCATGTTGATGTACTCAGCCTCACTGATTTTAAGATTACTAGTCATTTATCTTTTGGGTTTTTAACATCCACAACGGTGGGTTATCTAGGTTAGTTATCCATTCTTTTGCACTTGGTATATAACCATTGCAATCTTCTTTTACATGTTGTTCACCTATGTAGCGAACCATAACTCTTTTACCATCTGAGTTAGTAATGTGAGTACCAAATACTTTTTCACATTCAAAGATACCTTCACTGTGATGCCTAAATAATCTATGACGGCTATCACCTAGCCAAGACTTAGTAGCATCAAACCAGTTGTGAATATCTAGGTAATCCTCTATTTGCCCACCCCATTTATTAACAGAGCTGCGGGCATGATCATATGGATGAGCCATTAGTAATCTAGAGTTTCAATATCTATAGATTCATATGCTTCATCGGTTGTTCTTACATAACCGTTTACAGAAACCGTGCTGTCTTCTACATTAATACATACATTACCGTAACCACCATCGTTGTTATACCAATCCCAGTTATAGTGATTATTTAAGATATGGTAACCAAAGTCTTCTAGTTCTCCAGAGAACATCTCATTTACTTTTACATACTCATCTGTACCATATTGAAATGGTTCAAAATCTATATCACTAATAGAACCTGAGTCACCTGACCCATCATAGTTTATATACACAGAGATAACACCCTCATCTCGTAGTCTTGAGATAAGTGCACTTAATTTAATACTTGCCATAATTACTTTTGTTTATAGAATCTCCCCAGTATGTTTGCGTTTAACCAGAAGTCTTTCTCTAGTACTTCATACATAAACTGGTACTTTACTTCTTGATAAGAAAGCTCCGTCTTAGAGTAGCATATCTTTAGGATAGTTCTCCTAATATCCACCCCAGCTTTGTGAGCTGCCTTAAGTTTTTCATTACTACTATAGTAGTTTTGATATACAGTTTTTCTTACACGCTTGTAAGCCTTCTTGCGTTTATCAGTAGGCATAGCCTTCTTAGAAAGCTTTGTCTTAACATCCGCAAAGAAGTTCTTCTTGCCTATGTAGGACATGCGTCTACCATCTAGGATAACATCCATCTGGTAGACAAATCCTACAGCACCCTCAGGAATCATGTCCTCGGTGAATTCTTTATGCTGATATATCCAACTCATTTCTTTAATGCTTCTTTTAATAAAGGGTGTAGTGCCTTTCTTGTCTCAGGTATGCCATAGTCTCTAACAGAATCTGATAGATCCTTAGACATTGGTAGTACAATACCTGGAATATCATACTCCTCTTTGTATTTATCTACAGCTTTGAGACCTGCAGTATCATTATCAAATAGAGTACAGATAGCTTTGTATTTAAGTTTGTACATTGCAATTGCACCCGGAGGTATCAATGCATTCTCACTATCTGGTGCAACAACTTCTAGATTGTAACCGAACTTAGTAAGACACATAGCATCCTTAAGAGAACTACAGATTACAAGATTAGGTTGGTCAAACTTTAGCTGATCAGTACCTTGGATATAGTTCTTTATCTTAAGAAACTTATGATCAGCAACTTTAGGTTGGTATATCTTATATACTGTACCATCAAGTCTGGTATATGCATATAAGTTAGGACCATTAATAGTCAGCTTCTCACCGGTCTCTTTCTCCATACGGTAGCTCTCAATAGGTAGAACCTTATACTTAGATAGAGTATCAGAGTCAATACCAAACTGTGTCCAGAATTCTGCATCTCCTTTAACCCATTGTCTAGCAGTATAATCTTTAACTTGATATCTAGCTTGCTTCTTAAATGAATTTATATCTAGGGTAGTTTTACCGCTTAGTAGAAATTCATTATAATCAGATAGGATCTTAGCTGTAGTACTAGAAGGTGTAAGGTCAAAAAGATTCATTACTAAATTAAAAGCACTACCGCCCTTGTTAGTAGAAAAATCTTTATAGCAGTACCTATCCTTATTAAAGAATATCACAAAGCTAGGAGTACGTTCTGTCTGATTGAATAGAGACTTAATCTTTACATCTTGACCTGTAAGTCTTTCACTAAGACCGCAGTAGTTTTCAAATATCCAATTAGATGGTACATCCTTTAGATCTTCAACAAGGGATTTAGTTCTAATCATAACATGAATATAATGACAAAAAGGGGAGTGAAGATACTCCCCTTTCTATCAATTAGCAAATTAATTAAATCTGAAAATCGTCACCTACTGAGGATGAGGTAGTTACACCTTCACCAAAGGAAGCAACAGTCTCAACTTTCTTTCTCTTGATATGAGTATCAGGATCAAAGTCAACTACTTTACTTTCAGTAACAGGAGTATCAGCAGATTCAAAAGCATACTGACCTCTACCTGGTTTAACAAAATACAGATCAAAGTTAGTATAACCTTGCTTGTTAGTATATTCAGAACCACCAATGCAGCAACGTAACTTGTTACCTGTAAATGGTTTGTCTTGGTTAAACTTCTCAACAAGACTTTCTACAGTCTCATGCTTCATGTCTTCTGCTTGAAACCAGTCTAGACAATTAAGAGCGCGACATAGATTCTTAAGAGCTTTAACAATCTCTGTATCACGGTTAATCACTATACCTGTTTTAGTAGTAGCATCAGAATATGCATACTGAGATGTCTTAACATATGCTACCTGACCTTTGTGACGTCCTAAAGATTCATTCTCTTTGTTAAAGAAGAAACCTTCAAAACCTTCACCCATGTCAGGACCCTCTAGTAATAGAACAATACTATAAGCATTTCTATTATAAGGAGGTGCATCTAACTTAACAGAGTTAACTGTAACAATATGGTTACCTGGTTGTAGAACTTTTGATACGCTGCTTGAGCCTTCGTCTGGGATGTTTGTACTTATCATTTTACTTAAAATTAATCAACATAAATTTTATTCCAGTGAGTAATAACCTCACCATTCTCATCTACTTCAGAAAGAACAATCTCCTGATTGCTTAAGTGCTTTGGTCTAGCACCACAAGCGATGTCATCACTTGTCTTAAAGCTTAGGATATTTTGCTTTCCTTTTCTGTAAAGATAGCCAATAGAGTCTGAGTTAGACGCGGTAATTCTTTTAAGCTTACCTGTCAAGTCTAGATCTAAGGCATTAAATTCAGATCCATTCTTTTCTAGAACGGTATCTTTAACGTGCCCCACTAGGATTACTCTTGGAGCCCATGACTGAATATAGTTCACCACCTTGGTAAACGCTTCTCTAAGATACTGATAACCAGCACCATTAGGTAAACCTATAATAGAACCATACTGAGCTTTACCGGATGTAAACCAGTTCTTACCCATAGGAGTTTTACTATAGAGTTCTTCAGCATAAGGAATACACATCTCTTCTAATGCAGTGATGGTATCTACGGCAACATACTTATATGGATTGCCTGCTTCCTTAATTGCTTTACCGATATGCTTAATCTCTTCAATAGAGTTAGCTTCAACCTTCATAGCTTCTAGATACTTAGAACCTTTCTCAAGATCTAGTATCAAACAGTTATCAAGTTGTGATAACAAGGTTGTCTTACCTGTTTTAGGTTTTGAAAATATAATCAGGTTACGCGGGCTTGCAGCCTCAGCAGGAACCTTTCCTGTAGGGAGTTTAATTTCCATATTACTTTATTAAATTATTTAACCATTCTTTCTTGCTTATAGGCTCTCTCATAAGGATAGCTGCTAAGTCTCTAATGGTCATCTCACTAAACGGTGCATCATCACCTTGCATATCAAACTCATCATCAAAGAAATCAGTCTGCTTGCTAATAGGTTTCTTAGGTGGTGTCACCTTAATTAATTCAGATACAGGGATTAGATATCTAGGTTGTAGATCTTTAGTAGCTTCATACTCTTCTTCCCAGTGTGGATTAAAACGCCACTTCCATAGTGTACGCTCTTGATCTTCTGGTTCATACTCACGACTAACAAACTCTGTGTAGATATCATACCCACGTTTCAATTCACTAGGAAAGAAACTTAAAAACTTTTCATTCTTATCCTTTGGTCTGTATGCCATCTTAGGAAAGAAGAGTGCATTGCTTACATCAAGTGCATCAAAGATCGGTTGATGATGATCTCTGAGTTCTGCAATCTTAATCTTTCTTTCTTCAGTTGTCATAACCGGATTTGGGTTACTACTTGTACTTATTGCCATAATTAAATCTTTTGTCTTTTTTCTTGTTGTGCAGGAGTAGGCATCTCCGTAATACGCATTCTATCAAACTGTGCTTTGAAGAAACTCATACGGTTATCACCATTCCTACATTTTAAAAAGTGTAATACTAAAACTTTGTCATCTTCAATGATATATCTGTCCGG